GTGTTTTTTCAGCCCTGATTTTTTCTGCATGAAAAACCTGAACTGAACTACTAACAACATGGGATACCGGAAGCGATGCAACCAGGCTGAGTTAGCGAGGGTTTTGGGGTGTGCTTCGCCGTCCTTAACAAAGGCTAAGCATGATCCAACGTTTCCCCCGTTTGATGCTGAGAATCAGGTAGAGATTTATGCCGGGTGCGTGTGGTGGCACAAGCGGCAAGAGGCTGCAACGGTGGCTCCGGCGATTGCAGACGATGAGTTACTTGTAGGCACTGCATCTGACGGGCTGGAACGCTATCGACTTGCAAGGGCACAGCAGGAAGAAATCAAGCTGGCGGAACAGCGTGGCCAGATAGTCAAACTGGACGCATTTGAGGAAGCCTCTCAGGCGATTTTGGGACCGTATCGAAGGCTGGCAGAGATGGCGAAGCGGGCTGGCAATCAGGATATGTGGCAAGCAATCGAGGAAGCGAACGCCGAAGTGCTGAGCGGATTGGAGAAACTCTATGCACATGACGACGCCACAACATCAGATTCCGTGGAGTGATTACGCTGTACCGGGGCCAAAAGCCCTGGCGGATATTTTCCGGCGAACCGTTTGCATCAAGCCGTTCCGGTCACTGTATCAATTCGCACACGATGAAATTGTGCTACCTGACGGACCATATCAGGGACAACGATTCCGGGCATCGCGACAACCAGCACATGGCCAATTCTTCAAAGCGGTCGATGGCGGCAATTGGCTTCGGTGCGCCTGCACAGGTCCGCAACAGTCTGGGAAGACATTGGCCTTCGTTGTGATACCGATTCTGTATCATCTATTCGAGCGCACGCAGACGGTGCTGTTTGGCCTCCCGTCAATGGACATGGCGAACGACAAGTGGAAGATGGATATCAGGCCAGCGATTGAGGCCAGCCAATACGCCAAGTTTCTCCCGAAGAAGGGGGCCGGGTCCAACGGCGGAACTCCGGAACTGATTCAATTTACCAATGGGGCCAATCTGAAATTCATCACGGCTGGCGGTGGTGACGAGAAGCGAGCCGGATTCACGGGGCCGGTTTTGGTTGTGACGGAAGTGTCGCATTTGGACGAGACTGGCGGGAAGTCGGAAGAAGCCACAAAGTTGAAACAGATGGAAGGCCGTGTCAGGGCATACCGGGCAAGTGGTCAGGCACGGATTTACCTGGAATCAACGGTTACGATTGAGCAGGGGCGAATCTGGCAGGAGTGGCAGAACGGCACTGCGGGCGAGGTCGTTTTTGCGTGCCATTCGTGCGGTGATTGGATCTGTCCTGACAGGTCCAACGTGATTGGGTGGCAGGAGTGCCTAAGCGAATTTGAGGCCGAAGAAAAAACGCGGTGGGCGTGTCCGTCTTGTGGTATTTTGTTTGACGACACGATACGCCTTCAACAGTTGCAAAACTGCCGATTGCGGCACAAGGGACAAACGATTTCGCCGGATGGAATCGTATCTGGCGACATTCCGCAAAGTAAGACGATGGGCTTTCGGTACACAGCAGCGACGAACACATTCGTTACGGCTGGAATTGTCGGGGCGGATGAGTGGAGAGGGGCACGCGAAGTCGATCAGGACAACGCCGAAAAAGAGTTGCTGCAATGGACCTACGCACTGCCTGCAAAGCCGAAGGAATCAGCCGTGGAACCGCTAGACTGGAAGACCGTCATGCACCGTCAAAGCCAATACCGACGCGGCACGGTCCCTTCCGACGTAAAGCGGATTGCGGCAGGTGTTGACGTTCGGGCGGCGCAGCTGGACTGGTTTGTAATTGCCGAACTGGCGAATGGGCAGCCGCTTTGCATTGACTACGGATTCGAGCCGATTCAACGCGAACTAACGGATCTAAAGCACGCTGTTCCGCAGGCTATTAAGTTGCTGCAAGAAAAGTTCGACGTGGGTTGGCATCGCGAAACGGAAGGCAATCAGTCTGTGGATATGGTGCTGATCGATGCGGGCTGGGAAACGGATCTTGTTCGTGAAGCCTGCGAGAATCACCAGTTATGGAACACGGCGAAAGGATTTGGATACAAGCAACATGCGGGCGCGAACTACTACGCGCCGAAGGACAAGTCAAAGACGACGCTGCGAATCGGGGACGGCTGGCATGACGTTTCGTTTACCCGTGGCGTAAAAAGGTTCAGGGAATACCAGAACAACGCGGACCATTGGAAGCGGCGAGTCCAGCAAGCGTTAGCGGTCAGCATTGATAGCCCAACGGCACTACTATTGCCGAAAACCGATAAGCCGGAAGGCCGGGCGGAAGTGGCAAAACAATTGACAGCGGAACGGGAGACGCAGGCCTTTGAAGTCGGTAAGGGTAATGTCACAAAGTGGATTCAGACGTTTTCTCGAAACCACCTTCTGGACGCCTGTTATCTGTCATTTATTGCAATGGAGGTGTTACAATCAGAGGCGAAACGGAAAGCCATAAAGGCCGAGAATGCACCTCAAACAGGTGTAATTTCAGGGAAAAAGCCGCAGAAGTTCGTGAAAGGCTGGAAATGAAACCGCTGCAATCTCCGGGATACGCAAAGCGAGCTTATACCCCATGGCATCAGGTTCCAGGGCATGGCCTTTGTCCGTCATGTGGTCGTTTTGCCAGTGTGGCGCATACTGCGACGGCTGGCGGATTCGCAACACAATACCGGGCTTGTCAATGTGGTAACCGATTTCAAACAGTGGTGCGCAGGGAGTTCTGAGGTTGTTTCCAAAGTATTGGAACGGCAGGCTGGCGAATTGAGTGACTACCATGCAAGATCATTTGCATGGCACGAACAGCATCTGACAGACTGGCGTTGTACGAACAAATCCGCGACAAGGTCGAAGGAGCGTTGCTGTCTGGAAGTCCAGTAGTCAGTTACTCAGTTGATGGGCAGGTCGTTACAAAAGAACCGACATCGTCATGGCTGGCGGAACTGGATTCCAGAATTGCCGATTTGCGAAAACAAACAACCGGTGGATTGGCATCAGCGAGAAATCTTGTGAGGTTCCGCAATGTCTAATCTCCAGCAACGGGTTGATATCGCCAAACAGCCTACCCGCATTGATCGGGCGATTGCGGCTGTGTCTCCTACGTTCGCTGCAAGACGTATACGGGCACGAATTGACCATGAGATTCGGGTGGCAATTTCTGAGCGTGCGGCGAGTCGATTCACGGCATGGGAAGCGGCGGATCATGACCGGCTTCGCGGCGAACGATGGATGGCCAGCAAACTGACGTACAACGACGCCATGCAAGCTGAGTTGGAAACGCTGATTGATCGGGCAAACGATCTGTATCGGACGGACGTATACGCAGCGTCTGCAATCAATGGGCGTGTTGATAACGTGATTGGAACTGGCATCCGTCCACAATGCCGGGTACAGGCAGAACGTGGTATCCTGACGCCGGGGCAGGCTGAAGAATTCCGGGTCATGTCCGAATGGCTGTTTGCGAAGTGGGCAGAAAATCAGGATTTTTATTTGAAGCAGCGAATGCTGGAGCGCTGTAACGGAATCTTCGGTGAGTCGTGGTTGTACATGGGCGACGATGACGATCCGACAAAGCCCGTGACTATGACAGTGCAGGTGATTCATCCACAACGGATTCCGCTGTACGGATACGGGCCAAACATTGGCAAGGATCGAAGACGGCTGGGGATGAAATTGGACGCAACAGGCAAGCCGGTTGCGGCGTATGTGACAAAGACGCTTCCGAACGACAGTTACGCCTACAGTCTTGAAGAGGAAGAAGTCAGTCTGGAAGATTTGCTGCATTGCTTTGAAGAACAGACACCTGGGCAATTACGCGGCGTGCCATGGTTAGCTCCGGCGATGGCAAAACTCAAAGATCTGAAAGATTTCGTCTATGCCAATTTGATAGCGGAACAGGTGGCCGCTTGTCATGGTGCGTTCATTACTGGTGTGACCGATCCCGTTTTGCTTGCGGAAAGCGGTCGAAGCCGAAGTAATCTGGAAGATATCACGCCGGGAAGTATTCAGTATCTGGCAGAGGGCGAGGGCATTCAATTCAGCGATCCGGCAAGGCCTGGGACAACTCTGGGGCCATACGTCGAATGGTCCCTGCATGGCGTAGCGGCTGCATTGCGTTACCCGTATGAGTTGTTGGCGAAACAATTCACCAACAATTTCAGCGGCGGAAGATTGGCCTTGATCGACGGGCGAATCACCTTTCGTATTTGGCAGCAACTCGACATCGAAACCACCTATCGAAAAGTGTGGGCACGGTTTATTGATCGGTGTGTTGTTCAAGGGCTTTTGCCGGTCGATCCGGTGAAGTACGAAGAACACCGAGACCATTTTTTACAACACGCATGGATTCCGCCGGGATGGCCGTGGGTTGATCCGGAAAAGGAAGTCAATGCTGACATTCTGGCAATTGGGGCCGGACTGACAACACAGACGGAAAGCCTCGCAAGCCGGGGGCGTGACTTCGATGAGACACTGGTTCAAATTGAGCGTGAACAGATTGCGAAGGCCGCAATGGAAGCACGTGTGAACAAAGCACGGGCGGCAATGGGGCTGCAACCGATGACACCGGGCACGACAGCACAGCCGATGGAGACGCAGAATGCACCAGCTTAAAACCGCAACCGATCCGGGTTTTTTCCGCACCGACACAACCGCCGAAAGGCCGGTCAGGATTGATCGGAAAGCAAACGTGATTTTTGGTGCATCGCTGATGCAGGTGGGCGACCTAAACGACGCTGAAGCCCGTCCATGGACCGTCGATGCGAAAACGCTGGATCAGGCGTTTCAATTTGCAAGCCAAAGCCGAAACGGACTGAAAGCCCGATTCACTCACCCGAATATGTCTGCTGACGGAATGGGCAGCTATTTGGGCCGGTGGCAGAACCTCAGGATCGACGGAGGAACGCTTCGAGGCGATCTGCACATTGCAGACGCTGCTTTCACGAGTCCGCAGGGCGATTTGGGGAACTACGTCATGGATCTGGCGGAAAGCGATCCTGAGTCGTTTGGTGTGAGTCTGGCAACAAAACTTGACCGTGGAGACTTGGCACAATTTGAGCGATCAAACGCAGCGAAAGCGGCGGAAGACAGAAGTCTGTGGCCCATGCGGTTTTCTGCAATCAAAGCAGGGGACGTGGTTGATGAGCCAGCAGCAACACGTGGCGGATTTTTTTCACTAAATGCTGACTTGCGAGATTTGCCAGCACAGGCAACCGCTTTATTGAGTTCATATTTCGGAGATGCGGAACCTGATGTGGTCCGAGGTCGTATCTCAGCGTTTCTGGACCGGTATTTTTCAAGTAAAGGACAGGCCATGCCTGGGGAAATTGAACAACCGAGCGAAGTGCCAGAAACGCCGGTGGCTGATTTAAGTGCTGTGATTGTGGAACCGGTAGTGGTGACACCAACGGCGGATCTGGCAACGCTGGAACGCGACAGGTGCAAGAAGATTCGGGCGTTGTGCGATCTGGCTGGAGCCGGTGACAAATTCAACGCCTTTGTGGATGCGGGGTTTAGCGTTGCTGAAACTCAGGCTGCATTGAAGGATCTGATGGGCAAGCGCGGGAGCGTGCTGGAATCGGCACCAGAACCGCCAGCCGATCCGAACGCGAAGTACAAAGCAGAATTCAACCAGCACAAGCACCTTCTGAGCGTTTCAGAAGATCAGTACATTCGAAGCCGTCGAATTGATGACGGCCTGGAATCTTTGCAGAAGTGAAGGAGTGAACAATGGCAGTAACAGCCAATCAGGTAGTGTTGATGCAGGATGCTGGCGACATCGTTCAATGCAAAGCCGCAGCCGTGAATTTGTACCAAAATACGATGGCGTTTTGGGACGCATCGACAGGCTTTGTCACAAACGACGACAACGGCGGGGCTAATCCATTTGCCGGGATTGTGTACCAGCAATGCGACAATTCCGGCGGGTCCGCTGGCGACAAGGTTTGCGAGTTGTGGACTGAAGGCGTGTTTCGCCTGACAGGAACAGGGTTCACGCAGGCGATTGCTGGAGACTTGATTTATGCAACCGACAATTTCGTAATTACGTCGAGTTCTACAACTGCTTCCCGAATCGGTCGGGCGGTGAACTACGTTTCTGCAACTCAGATGGATGTCATGATTGACGTTCTGGGCTGATTCAACTGAAAGGAAATAGACGATGGCTCTGGACATTGCATCAGCACAGGTCAAATTGCGTGACCTGACTGCAAAATTTGATAATCGCGTTGCCGCATCAACGCCGTTTTACCCGCAAGTTTGCTACGACGCTTCGAGCGTTCGAAGCAGCGAAAAATACGGGTGGATCGGCAACATGCCGGGGATGCGGGAGTGGCTGGGGGAACGCCAGTTTTCGGAGTTGCGGTCTGCAAACTTCGTGCTTGAAAACAAGCACTGGGAAAGCAGCCTTGCAATCAAAAAAACCGACTTGGCGGACGACAATCTGAGCCAGTACGGGCCAGTGTTGGAGCAGTTGGGCATTGAGGCCGCGCATCACCCGGACGAACTATGGTTTTCGGTTTTGGAACAGGGTGAGAGTACAGCCTGTTTCGATGGTCAGTTTTTCTTCGACACTGACCACGTTTGGGGTAACTCCGGAACGCAGTCGAACGATATCACAAGCACGGTTGCAGGCACGTCAGCGCCAACGGTTACTGAAGTGAAGACGGCAATCCGGAAGATGATTCGGTCGATGCTTGGATTTAAAAACGATCAGGGCAAACTGTACAACCGCCCAACGGTTGGCAGGCTGAATGAC